CCCTTCATGTATATATAAGCTTCGACCAAAGACCCCCACAACAATACGTTAGGAAAGTTATTACCCAGCCAGCTTGTACCTGCGTCTACTATAGACTGCGGATACGCATAATAGTGCATTTCTACCGAATACTCTTCATCTGGTGTAGGCCCTAATATAAAAGAAGAATTATCAAAAATGCCGTAGTATTGTGGCACTCCTGAAACACCCGGATAAGGATAGGCTTCTCTTATGTATTCAACATCTTTTTGGTATAAGTAAGTTTGAGTAGTTTGAGGTACTAGATCTACTATAGTTGTAGTAAATACGGATAAGGCATATACTGACAAGAAGTCAGGAGGAAGCGCTACATAAGGAAAATTGGCTGTTGTTACACCCGTAACATTAGTACGAAAAGCAGGTAACTGCACAGAGTTATTAACCAAAGTCTCTGCATTTTGTACAAAGTTAGGTATGTTAGCTACAAATGTAGCTTCTGTTACTTCAGTGTATTGCTGTATTGCCGTACTAAGTTGCGCGTATGTGAGACTCATTATTAGCCCATTTTGCTAGATGCCATAGTGCCTTTAGTAGCCGCACCAGTACCACGTACTTTAATAGTCTTTTTGTTTTGAATCTCTACAGGGTATCCATTGCCTACAGGTGTAGGTACAGATTTAACGCCTTTATATTCAGCAGATCCTTCAATATGTTGCTTAGCCATTATCGACCTCTACCTGAACTTTTTTGATTCATAGCACGAGCTACATTACGACCCATTTTCTTAGCATCCATAGATGTGATGCCGCCTTTTTTAAGACCCTTCATAGATTTCTGTTTGTCATGCTTAGCGTCTTTCGAACTTTTTTCCCAGTCAGACATAGACATCTTGTTTTTCTTTGCAAGGACTTTGTCTTCTTTAACGTCTTTAGCTGAACCTTCAAAACTAGCCATATTATACCTCAATCAATTCTAATAAACACGCTATTCAACGTGGTGTTAATGGTCTGTGTTGCCACAGGGTTATAAGCAAATAGGCCTCTAGAAGCGTTTAAGTTTACGTCTGGTCTTGGGTTTTGTAAAGCCTGTGGGTCGTTTGCTACCTTTTGAGCACCTATTATACCAACCCAGTTTTGTGGGTGGTCTCCACCAACTTTGTCCATACACTCTGGACATACACGCATATTAATCCGTTTACCTATAATAACATAGGTTTTTATCTTCTTTAACGCGTATCTAAACCCACAACGATCACAGAAGCCAAATGCCCGTTTTTCTCCAGCAAAAGGAGTACCCACTTACCAGCCCCCGCCGCCTACACTACCTATATTAGGTACAAATCTAAAAGACACTCGTTGACGGTCTTCATCAGCCGCCAGTTCAAAAGCCTCATCATAGAGTTGTTTAAGCATAGGGATTTTACTTTCTGCTTCTGGTGTTTTAAGAGCCAAGTTGTAGGCTAGTCCAGCAGTCATAGCTTCTAAGAATCTAAAGGGTATATCTAATGTATTAGACCCCGGAGCGCCAGTGTCTTGAAGTCTACGTAAGCGCCAGTAAACTAAAGTGTATCCAGTTTGACTAGGTAAAGGCCATATCTTAGCTGTGGGTGTAGGAGTCTGCCTATCAACAAATATCTGTATAGGTCTACCCTGAGTTAATTTATTTGGTATTGTTGCGTATGTAGAAACACTTATACGAGCTATCTGTAGGTCTACTTGATTAGAAGTACTACCGGGATTTTGACGCACTACAGTCTCTATTAAATCAACAGTATCATCAGGTAAAGCATAAGTTCCTATCCCCGTTAAGAGTGGAATCTCACCTTGTTCAATAGTCCATAGGTTCAAACCTTTGTTAGCCCAAGACGCTAATAAGTAATTTAAAGACCTTCTAGCTGTTCTAAACTGATAGCCTGTGCGTATCTCTACGCCTACACGTTCGTAGGCTTCTTCTATTATCTCAGCTATGTCTGGATTAAATGTAGTAAGACCTGAAGTGCTCATGGTTTTTAAGCCCAGAAAGCAGTGATTGCATCTACATTAGATAACTGAGCATATATACTAGTAGGGAATAAAACGCCTTCACCGGGAATCGGTACATAAATAGTAAATGTGTCGCTAGTACCTACATCTAATTCTACAAGAATCGTACCTGATGCGCTGCCGTCTCTAACCCTAACATACCCTGCTGTACCGTTTCCGCGGTAAGAAATAGACTTTAATCTAGCTCTATCAGTAGTTACCGCACCGCTTGTTGTCCTATGGGTAGCGCTTACATCTGTCTGTTGCATGATCTTTTACCTTTGTTGTGGTCGTTGTACGGGCATCGAAGTTGGATTACCCTGAATTTGTAGCCCTTGTTGAGGCATGTACTGAGACAGACTTGGAGGCTGCCCTTGCAATGGGGTTTGCATTTGGTTTACTGGCTGTCCACCTATACCTGCATCGCTTCCACTATTATCATACCCCATATTATTACTAGGAGACATGTCGCCTGTATCGGGACTAGGAGCACTTTGCACAGGTGGTAGTGTGTTAGTCATACCTTGTGGTTGATTAGGTTGCCCTTGCTGTGGATAGCCCATAAAATTGGAGTTAGGAGAGGCAAAGTTATTGTATGAACTTTGAGTATTAAATTGTGGCATAGGGTTTGTTTGCCCTAATGGTAGAGATTGTGGACCTCCAAACCCTTGACCTACAATCCCACCGTCTGCGTAACCTTGTCCTCCCCCAGCCATTAGTATATCCTTCCTTTAGTGTGACCTTTAGTAGCACATCCATCACCACGAGAGGCAGCTGATCTAACAGAACCGCCTTTAGCAAAGGCTTTCATTGGTTTAGCCTTAACTTTACCGCCTTTTTTCATATGTCCTGTTTTTAAATATGATGCTGTAGCGGGGTCTCTATTTGTTTTTACCCAATCTTCATATGCCGCCATTCTAGCATCTCTACTAGCTTGCGATTCACCTTTAGAAGCTTTTGTTTTAGACGCTCCTGTTTTAGACGCTCCTGTTTTAGTAGGTGTAGTTTTAACTACTGGAGCTTTGGGTGTATCTGACTTTTTATCTTCCCAATCTTCATATGCCGCCATTCTAGCATCTCTACTAGCTTGCGATTCACCTTTAGAAGCTTTTGTTTTAGACGCTCCTGTTTTAGACGCTCCTGTTTTAGTAGGTGTAGTTTTAACTACTGGAGCTTTGGGTGTATCTGACTTTTTATCTTCCCAATCTTCAGAAGAGTTTTTCATGCCAAAATCTTTAGGTATATTGTAACCTGTTTGTTGTAATCCTGAGTAAGGAGCTGGGCGATCATTCCCTTTAAAATCACTACCTTCTCCTGCATTTTTAGAATACAGTGCCGCACCTAAACCTAATCCTGCTCTACTTAAACTTGATACTCTACTAGCTTTACTTGCTAAACTTTCTGCAGGGCCTGATAAAGCCTTTGCTCTATCTATTCCTTGCACATCTTTCATAGTTCTAGCAGAGCTTGGTATTTCCGGTCTTACAGGACCTGGCTGGCTTGTTCCCCTAGGGACTATATTTTTAGGACCCGCAGTGGGTTTTTGGTTACCTATGTTACGGTCACCTGACGCCATATCTACGCGACTTCTTGGAATAAGGTTTGAACCGCCGCTTCCACCCGTACTAGTTTTTAAACTCGAATCATTTCTAAATGAAAGAGATCTTCCATAAGATGGCTCATCTCTAAGCGCAGTGGGTAGATTCTTAAGTTTAGTCTTTTCCCCTACTTTAGTTCCACGTTGGGCGTATCGTTTTGGTTCAGTAGCCATTATATCATCCTACCTTTTGTACGGCCTTTAATAGCACAACCATCACCACGAGAAGCTGTACCGCCTGATTTATAGCCTTTTACAGAACCGCCACATTTTTTACCTGTAGGCGTTTCTTCATCAACGTCCCAACCTGATATACCTTTAATAGCTCTATCGCCACTCATACCTTTAAAGTCATCTTCAGCTGTTTTAGCACGTTTTGCTTCTTCTTTAGCTTGTTGAGCTCTATCTCTGGCTACTGATTCACCAGCTTCCATGTCGTTGGTCTTTTTAGTAGCCATTAGATTATCTTCCCGTGAGTTCTGCCTTTTTTAACAATGCCATCGACACTGCCACCTTTGTACATACCTCTGCAAGATCCGCCTTTTTTCATAGCTGAAGTTGGAGAACCCGGAACAGCTTTTAAACCCGCAGAACGCATAGCACCTATTTGAGCCATGTCTGGAGTTGGAGCACGTTTAGTTACTTTAGCTTTAAGAGTATCTTTTTTCTTTAATGGGGCCATGCCCGCTTTTAACTTAGTCATTTTGTTTCCTCTAGCCTTTTCTTGTATATCAGAAATACCGCGTGATGGGCGAGTCATATTACCTTCCCGTTAGTTTACTTACTACCACAGTTCCACCTCTTTAAAGAAGCTGCTTTGCGTGTAGGTTTGCCGTTCTCATCTTTCATAGGCCCCGGCATCCCTGACATTCTAGCGCAAAATGATTTCTTGCGTGGACCACCTTGGGGTTGTGGAGCTTTAAGATTAGAGCCTGTAGCTGCATTGTACTTGGCTCTGCCTTTGGCAGTTAAACCAGCACCTTTAGATACTGGAAGTTTTTCACCTCTACCAACAGCTAAATTCGGAGCTTTTTTAGTAGCCATATTAGCTCCTTGCGAGATCTATTATCCAAGACATACTAGCCCCTATTGCAGCACCTATTCCACCAAAGATCATGAACATACGCCATCCACCTTTAGCTTCCGACAAAGTTTTACTGATTTCTTTTATGGCTTCTTTTATCTCATCCATATCTTTAATCATTTTGTCCATGTCATTCTGTAAGTGTTTTATGTCCGCACTGTGGGTAGCGAGCTCCCGCGCCGTTTGTATCACTGGATCTGAAGCTCTTTGATGTTCCACAAGCTACCTACCTATTTCTTATGCAGAAGCAGGATCTTGAGCACCACTAGATGTTTTTTGTGCATAAGTAACAGTAACCCATGCAGCGCCAGTTGCAGCTGAACCAGCAGTAGTAGCTACGATAGCAACATCAGAAGTACCGATATTTACAAATTGAAGCCATTGTTTAGTAGCTGAAGTGTCATCACGCCCAGCAGTTGTGATAGTAGTAGAAGTAACGAATTTGTTAGCAGTTGTGCCGTCACCAATAACCAGTGTAGTGGCAGAGTTGAATACAGTAGTTGTATCAACTTGAATGTCTAAGATTTGAGAACCTGCAGGGAGAACTGCAACAGTAGTAGTACCCGCAGCTGCTGGAAGAGCTGCCGCTTGTATTAAAACAACAACACCTGTGTTATCAAGATAACCCGGAACGGTGCCAGTAGTATCTTTAACAGTACCTGCGCGAATTGGACCAGAGAAAGTTGAAAAAGCCATGTTTAATTCCTTATTGCACTTGCGCCTATCGTTGTGTGCGGATCTGCTGAGTCAGTCGAATAGGCAGTTAAAAATATTCTCAGATATGTACTCCTTATAACATTTATTTTGTAGGTGTGTCAATAGTATATTTTAAACAAAAGAAAGGGGCCGAAGCCCCTTCCCCAAACTACTAATCTAACTTAATAAATTAAGCTGAACCAGCCGAACCAAAAACACCCAATGGATCACTAAAACCGAAAGAATATCTTTCACGGGCCTTGTACCTAGAGTTTCCGGTGTCAAAGTCCGAATCCATTGATGTAGCTAATGGAGTTCTAACGAAATGTTTCAGGCCGTTTGGAACGTCAGTTAACAAGAACCAAGCATTTGTATCAGTCAACCATGGGTTAACAGTATAGCCGCCGGGAATTGAACCGTTGTTCTTAAGAGCGTTAACATCATTGTCAGTTGTACCAACACGCAATTCAGTTTCTAACAAACGAGTTGCTACGAATTGTAATGCAGGAGGTAGAACCAATTTTTTAGGTTTAGCAGCAATCAATAAACCACGTTCGTCAGTCCACAAGGCAATTTGAATAACCGCATTTTCCAATGAAGTTTCGTTCAAATCAGCTGGTGTAGCTGGTACGTTAGAAATTGTTGAGCCATAAACTAAAGGATGTGCACTGTTACATAAAGATTTGCCGTCACCACCAGTATAGTTGGAGTTGAATGCATTGTTTAGTACAGCAGCGCCTTTAACTTCTTTGGTGTACGCCATAGCGCGAGCCAATGCTTTTGTATAACGAGCAGACAATGAGTCATACAAGTTATCTTCAATAGCTTCTTCAGTTAAAGAAAAGCCCAGAGCGATAGTTTCGTGGGTGTAGCGAGTAGACCAAGCTTCTTGCGCATTGTCATACGTAATACCTGAGCCTTCGTTTTTAACCGCAGCGGCACCAAAGCCAGACAGTTTTTGTTCTTCTTCGAAAGAACGATCAGATGATTCAGTTTCGAAGATTTCTTTATACTTCTCACCATAACGATCATATTCTAAACCGAACAGAGCGTTAAGACCGGGAAGTAGTTCTTTTAGTAGTTGCGCGCGTGAAATAGCAGCCATTAGTTAAACTCCTTAAATGCCGACAGGGTTGCGATATGCGTGACCACCAACGACAGTAATAGCCACAGCTGAAACAGCAAATGGAGTAGTACCTGATTGAGTCACAGCCGCAGTCATTGTTGGTGCTGTATAAGCTACGAAAGCTTCTACAAACGTACCGTCAGATAATGCAGTTTCTTGAACCATACTAACAATGCGCAAAGGCAGTGTTGCAGTAGTGTTTTTAGAAGCCAAATCAACTGAAATGGCGCTGTTACCAGTAGCAGTATTAACGCCATCAACAATAGAACCTGAGTTAGTAGGAATGAAGTAACCAATGTTTTGACCAACATCAGCTAGAGTAGCAGCACCAGAAGTGTAAGCTGTACCAGCATTAGTCAAATTAACCTTCATTAAAATTTGTGGGTCGTCAGCAACAATAGCAACGGCATCAGAAGCAGAAGTTCCAGTAGGCCAGTATTGTGAGAAAACTTTGTATTTTAAAGTTGGGCTAGTGTAAGAGCAACCTAAGAAGATACCGATTGGGTTAATAGCCCAAGCAGTTTTAGCTCCAGTAGATGAATCTACACGTGCGATAGTACCATCAGCTAATAGAGACACAGGGTCGCCATAACCAATATTTTTTGCGTAGCCAGACGCAATCGGTAAATACCGAGTTGCACCAGCGTAAGGCTGAAAGCCTTCTAAGGTATTCGGTAGAAAACCGTAGGGACCGACGTTGCTAGGATATGCCATAAAAAACTCCTAAATAAGATTCAACACGGCCCTAATTATTTAGGAACCGCGACCAAAAGACACTTTAGATGCTTTTTCAGAGAAAAGGGGCATCCTTGGATCATTTTCGCGTAGGAAGTTGTTATCAACAGACTCCACAGACGCTCTGGACATATTAGCATAGTATTCCTTACGAGAATTTGAGTTCTCGACAGTAGTCTTACACAGAACAAGTCCACCAATTTCAATCAAACCTTGGGGCTTTAATCCAAAGGCAGCAAAATCAGACAATAACTCAGGATGGTCTTCCGCTTGACAAGGTATCCAACCTTCGCGTTTAGCTTTCGCCATATTCGCGGGATCAGGTACACCCATCATAGAAACTCTCTTCCAGTGGAACACGTAACCGTCCTGTGGGTCTGGAGCTGGCAAATCATGCGCAGGTTTCCATGATACTGGACGAACTTCTTTATCACGTGTTTCTGTAGAGCGTGGTGCTCTGTCAATTTGTACGTTAGCCATTGAGTTGTTGCTCCTTTACTTTATACTTGGCGTAAACCTCTAAAGGTACTCCAAGTCTTTTTGCTATAGCGACTTCAGATGTATTCAAAGTGACTTTCTTTGGTGCAGTAGTTCTACCTACCGATGCCACTGGTGAAGATTTCTTCTTGTCGAAGTTCTTTGGGAATACTTCCCGTATGCGGGAGTCTACACGCTGATAATATTCATCAGAAGTAGGGTCTACACCGGATTTAACCAATTTTTCGTGCAGTCCATAAGCGAAGGCGGTCATCTCTTCATCTTTACCAAACCATGGATTCTTTCCAGCCCAGCTCTCGGCTTTATAGTCTCTTGGTGGCGCTTCTGGCACTGATGGTGGGATATATACATCATTACTTTGTGGTTGTAAAGCTTTTTGTTGTACAGGCGGCACCAAGTTAGCTAACTGCCGTTTTTGATTGGCTAATTCGCTTAACTCTTCCTGTGCTTCAAGTACTCCATCTGTATCACCCGTTTCAAAAGCTTGACGGTATTTATCCTGCGCAATTTTATGTGCGTATTCTAAACGGCCTTGAGCTTCCTTCGTATACTCCTGATGCCCCCAGTTAAGTGTGCTTTTTAACTGTTCGTTTTCTGCAAGAATAGCCTGAGCAATACGTATAGCTTCAGCATTTTGTCTTTCTAACGCTTCTTTCTCACGTTTAGCATCGTGGTACTTATGGTTTATTTGATTGATGCGCTTTTGAACACCTTTAGAGTATGATTCTAACTCATCATCGTCATCATCACCATCATCAGCTAGTTTAGTTCTGCCTCTATCTTCTTCAGGTGTGTCGTCTACAATATCTACCTCATAGTCATCACTACCATCAATATCTACATCGATATCTTCATTTTCATATTCTTCAGCCATTAGCTATTACTCCTTTCTTCTTCAAGACTAAATGTATAGTTGTTGCGAACGAGTTGGTCGTCACGAGTAGCTTTACCAGCCCACATGTAGCACTCTTCTAAAGAAGTAAATGCTAAAGATATGTATCTGGTGTTAGCCAATGTATACAATTTATCTTCTATAGCTGTAAATAGCGATTTAAGTTCTGCTTGATGAGTTTTAGATTCTTCATCATATGCAATATAATCAAATCTACTCATTTATCCTCCTAGTATGCGCGGCTAATGCCACGTGGGTCAGCTACAGTACCCTCAATCATATCGTCATTTACCAAGATAAACTCTTCCCCATCAACAGAGAATCGTGACCCACGATATGCTCCAATTAACACGAAATCACCTTCTTGACACCAAGGACCTGTAGGGAACTTTACTTCATCTTTATAGGCCATAACACCTACTTTAAGCACCATACAAACTACAGCACCAGCCTCTTCTTTCTTTTTAAAAGCGTCTGGCATTTCAATACCACTTGCTGTTTTATCCACTATCTTAGGTTTAATCAATAAAAGCTTGTAACCTACCGGATCTGGTAAGCGGTCAGCTAATGACTCCCCTTTTTCGATAGTAGCATCCGTATCTATATTTCCTATATCTTTGGTACTCATTAATTTTCTTCCTCGATTTTTTGCAGGTCTTTTAAACGATTAAGAGCTAAGGACAGACCCGATAAAGTCCCTACCAATAATTTGTAAGCTGGGAAGTCCTCAACACGCCCTTTTGCAAGGGCGTCCATGTGAGCAACTATCTCATCTTCAAGATCTCTACGCAGTACATCTAGTACAGTTTTCATTCTTTACCCCATCGCTGTCTTTCTTCAATCATTTAGCCTCCTGTGGTGTTGCGTAAAGTGGTATTACTTCTTCAAGTTCAAAGTCTATATCAGGTAGCACTTGTTGAATTACATATTCTCCCGAAGCTCTATTTATTATTTTCCAAGCTGCTGCCCCAAGCTTTAAGAGTTCTTTACGTTCTTCACGCATTCTATGTCTTAGGAGACGTTGTATTTCATTATTTAATTGGTCTTTAGCAAAAAATACAGACCTCAACTGCTCAGCATCAGATAGCATAAAATAATGGTGTGTATAACCAATAACAGGGTGTTCACCCGCATCATTTTTATATAAAGAAACTAATCTTGTGTTGTCATCTAAGTTGCTCATTTAGCTTTCTCCAAGTTCTTTTCCATTTTTAACCCATAGGTGGTTGTGGAGGTGGTGCAGGTGCTGGCGCTCCTTGTGGTGGTGGTGGTGGTGGTGGTGGAGGTGCTGCTGGTGCTCCTTGTGGTCCTGCTTGAGGCATAGGTGGAACCTCGGCTTGTCTTTGAGCTTCTATTTGTTGAGTCGCCATATCTAACCCTTTAAATAACCCTTGAACCTTAGCGTCTTCACCTTGAAGCATTAATTTAGCCTCATTGTTTAGCATCGCTATCTCTTTACTAGCGTCAATCTTCTTAAGCTCGATCTCTTTCTTATCATTGAGTTCTTGCTGTTTAAGTTGTAACTCTTTCTGCTGCATCTGTACTACAGGGTCTTGCGCTTGCTGTTGAGCCGTTTGTTGGGCTTGTTCAGCTTGGTTCGCTTGTAGTAGTTGTTTAGCTGCATCAGCAGATAGTTTTGCCAGTTGTACAGCCATTTCAGGGCTTAACTCTGTATCTTCTGGAGGTAGTGTAGTACCTAGCTGAGTCTCTATACCTCTACGGTATTGGAAGCCCACATGCTCCATGATATGTGCCATTAACGCCTGTTTTATGACAGAAGCTTGAGGGTTTTGCCCCATTGCTGCCGCTATCTTAGGGTCAGTTAGCATACTGTTATGCACTGTTAAGTGCGCATCGTGATCTTGTTCTATGAACGCTTTGACAGGTTTAGCTTTAAGAATGTCTATATTCTCTGTTACAGGATCAGTTGGCTTTTGATCTTCTTCCACAATAACGATCTTATCCGCATCTTTAATACCCATAACTTCAAGCATTTGACGATGTAATACAGGTAAGTTGTATATTTGTGGAGATTGTTGAGCTAACTGGATAGCTGCTTGGTACTGAATGATCCTTTGTGCCATAGTACTAGCGTTCGGATCAGAGACTGGAATAATATCAACTTTATCATAGTCTTCTTTCTTAGCAGATGGTTCTGCATCAAACTCTGGCATGTAGTCATATGCAGGGGCAGTATAGTCTCTTACCAACGCTGCAATTAACTTAAACTCTTGCTCCATCGAATAGTGAACACGAGCCTGAACAGCTGACATCACCTTTAGGGTTCTTTCCAATATAGCCAGTGTAGTACCTACTGGCGCCTCGCCATTCATGTTATCCAGCTTAACATCAGCAACTGCTGCTAATCTACGGCCTTCTTCTACTACGTTCTGTAATAGTGTGAACAGTGTTTGGCTTGGCTCTTTATATGGGAGCGGTAAGATGTTGTCTTTAATATTAGAAGATGGTACATCAACGTCTCGCCATTCACCCGGCATGATCGGAGTGTCATCACCTTTAATCCTAAGACCCCTAGACTTTAAACCACCGGGTAGGTTACTTAGTGTACCTGCATCAATTAACTGTCTGACAATAGAAGTTGCAGATTTAGCAAAGCCACCAATAAGATGAATAAGCCCGTAGCCATAAGCACCGAAACCGGGGATATAAGTATACTGTACAAAGTGTTGCTTAGCTTGTTTAAGAGGGTCATGTTCATCCCAGTTACGTCTAATGGATAAAATCTCTTGTGTACCTTGTTCAATGGTCACAACATATGGCAGGGCTATGCCTGTCTCTTCACCTGAGTCGTCATCAACATCTTCAAACCCAACAAGATCTAACTCAACCTGCATCTCTAGGAGTCTGTAGCGGTTGTCATATGTGGCTTTATACCCATCAGCTTCGTCTTTGCGCTTCTGAATATCGTCAAGGTCTTTTGTTGGTTCACCAAGGTCTATATCACGATAAAACTCAGCATATTGTAGCTTCTTAACATCGTTCTTGGTCTTACGCATGACATGAGTAAGTCTTTCTGCAGTACGCGCATCAGATGCTCCATAGGGTATATAAAGGTCTTCTGCAGGTACAAACATGCTTACCTGACGGTTTAGTGAGGGGTCAAAATATACTTTCTTAAACGCGGCTCCTGCCAATGCTAAGGACCACAACATCTTTTCGTGTTCAGGTCTAAACTCAGTCATTTTTTCCGTAAGCTGGTAGTTCATGTCTTCTACAACACGTTCTGCAGACTTCTGGGTATCAGGGTCATCTTTGCCGATTATGCGGGCTTTTACAGGTCCCTGAGCAGGAAATGTTTCAGAAATCATCTCAGACTGAAAGCGGATAGCCGCTTCTGTTAGCATGGGGTGGTATACACCACAAGCACCTTGCCAAGGTTCTGAACGCTCTTCAATTTTTAAACCTAACAAATCTAACCCATCTACATAGGTAGACTCCCACTCTTTACGAGCGTTCTTGTCATTGTTAAAGTCATCCATCAAATCAGCTACTAACGAGGCCATATCCGCCTCATCCATGTACTCCGCTAGGTTCGCATCAAACCCCGGCTCTTGTTCCATCTCTACATCAACCTCAGTCTCAATAGGGTCCATCGGATCCCCTATATCAACCTCAATCGGTGCTTCATCATCTTCTGTTAAAAAGGGACTCTGCGGTTGCATTGCCTTAAATATGTTGTTTGGGACTTCAGCCATCTGTAGATCCTTAAGTTGTTTGTTCGTTAGTAGTAATTAGCACGTTTCTTATACATCCAGCTATCTTCATCAATATCCTTATCTTTAGCAGATCCAATAAAGCCCCCAGACCTAAACCTAGCAAGAGCTAAAGTTACGGCGTCCACAAAGTCATCATTCCTACCTGCTGGAAACGAGGCAATCTCATTAATTACTTCATCAGCCCATCGAGTAAGAGGAGCCCATACTTTACCAGAAGCAAAAATATCAGCCACCGCATTAAGTCTTGATATCTTATCTTGTCCACGTGATGGTGTAAACTCTTGTACAGGTATGCCCATCCGTCTTAACTCGTAAATTAGTGGAGCTCCTGAAGCTTTCTTCTCAACAATAACCCCATCAGGCTCCCACTCTTGATAAAACTCTAACGTGCGTTGCTTTAAATCAGGAAACTCTAACCGCTCTCGCCATGCTTCCAAAAGTATTAAATTAGGCTGATCACCATCTTCAGGATTGTTCCAAACACCAAATATAACAACAGCACTATAGTCAGCACTCGTCTTTTTTTCAAACGCAGTATCCATTGACATTAGTAGAAAGTCACAATCAGGCGGATCTTTTTCCTTCCATTCTTGCCACCACTCCCTTTTAATTATCGCCGTTGCTTCAGACGTAGGTTGCTGTTGGTACTGTGCTTGCCATTTACTAGCTGGAATTTCGTTGCGTACCGCCTCTAGTTCCTCAATGTTCCAAAACTCAGGCCATAGTGGCTTGCCACTGGGTAATATAGCAGGGAACTCAACAACCTCCCATTTATCTCCGCCATTCATAGCAGAGTGTTCTAAAATCTGTCCTGTAAGATCTCGCATTGACCATCGGGTCATAACGATAATAATGGCTCCCCCAGGCTGTAACCGCTGTCTTGGACCTGATGAATACCAACTAAAGACCTTATCGTAAACTTCAGGGTTAAACTGAGCTATAACGGCTTCGCCTTCTGAATGAGGGTCATCAATAATGAGCAAATCAGCACCCCGCCCAGTAACGGTGCCACCAACACCAGCAGCAAAGTACTCGCCATTAAAGTTGGTGTTCCAGCGTCCCGCTGCCTTGGAATCCGTGCGGAGCTCGACTTCTGGGAATATTCGTCTGTATTCATCTGAGTTTACCAAGTTACGTACTTTACGACCAAAACCCTCAGCTAACTCAGCAGTGTTGCTTATCTGCATTATCTTTTTCTTAGGAAACTGCCCTAAGAACCACGCGGGTAATAAATAAGACGCAAACTCAGACTTGGTATGCCTCGGCCCAAGATTAATAATAATTCTTTTCTTTTCCCCACGAGCAACAGCCTCAAAAAGCTTCGCTATACGCCTATGGTGCGCACCACTAATAAAGTCAGGCCACACTGAATTAACAAAGGCTATATAGTCTTTTCTGGCATGGGCTCTTTCTTTACGGGTATTTAATTCTTGTATAACATCTAATAAGGCAGCTTTTTCCGCTAGTGGCGCGGCACTGATAAGGGCATCAAAATCTTCTGGGCTAAAGTCTTCAAACACTCAATACCACCCCTTCAATAACCTTTTCATCAGATTTATTAAGGTATCTTTGCATGGCTTGGCGTAAAGTCTTTTCTAACTCGTCACTAGTCTTATGGGTAATGCTAAGTTCTGTTTTCTCCACCATGAGGCCCACGGTGCTTGTTTTTGCAAGCGTGTCTAAAGCAGATTTACTTATTTTTGGATCAGGATCGTTGGCTTGTTGTACCAGTTTAGTTAGCACAAAGTTTTGCCATTGTCCCTGTGTTGTAGGCAAATCAAAGTTGTATTGCCCGAAGTGAGTTTTTAAATACCTTTCCGCTGCAAGTGATGGCGCGTTTGATAATTTTACACCTTCTTGCGCAGTCTTTTCCGCCCATTTTTTGTCTTCTTCTGTAGGTGTCAGTGGAAGATCAGCAGGGTGATTTAGTTCTTGGAATTTTAAGTCCGCAAAAACTTCTTGTACATTGGCACTAGGTGAGCCTAGAGGTATTTCGAAATCGTCTATAGTTTTATTTTTTGTCATGTTCGCAGAACTCGGAGTTCAGATGGTGGAAGCGTAAGGTATACAGCAGGGTATGTCAATGGAAATTTTTATATAAAATTTTTTCAGTTTTGTTTTGAAAAAGGTATGGGGGGTGTTTTTGCAGAAAGCGTACTTTTTGTAGTGTAATTATGTTTTGAGATTTTGATGGAAATTTTGGGATTAAGTGAGTGGAACATAGTATATGCGCACCTGCCGGGACGTTAACGCTGAGCGGGGGTTGCCCCATGGGTGGGGTCTGTGAAGCAGTCATGAAGAGGCCAGGCGACTGAGTTTTGACGTTAGCCAAGCTGCATAACGTGTTTCAATTGATTGATAATATTTATTTGATTTGTTTGTTTTAATGTGTTAACCTGTACTTGTTGTCGGGATTGTCCCGACCTTTTACGAGGTCTTATAATGTATAACTTAACTATTAAATCTACTTGGAAAGCTATCAAAGCTATTATTGATATGCCTAAGCTTTCAAACCCTAGCAAGATGCCTTGCTATTCTATGTCAATACCAGCGCAAGCTTGTAAAGTGGGTAGTATACTGGCTAACATAGTCGGCACGGTTTGTTCTGATTGCTATGCTTTAAAGGGCATGTATATGTTCCCTGATGCCAAAAAACTACGGGAACACAATTTAAAATTGATTCAAGGTAACCTCGCACAATGGGTGGTTTACTCGATAGTGCTTATAGGTAAATCTAGCCTTAAGAATGGATATTTTAGGTGGTTTGATAGTGGCGATTTACAGGATGTTAACCACTTAAAAGCTATTATTGAAATTGCCATTGCATTGCCTACTATCCAATTTTGGATGCCTACTAAAGAGCATAACTTGTTAAAAGATGTTTTTATCCGTCAGGGCATCGCATGCCCCGATAACCTGATCATCCGCCTATCATCAAATTATATTGACCAAGCGCCAAGCACCAAGCAATTTTTAACAAGCACTGTATTCAGCCATGGTAGCCAGCCAATCGGACAACAATGCATTGCACCGAGTCAAGATGGTAAGTGCTTAGACTGCCGTGCTTGCTGGAATAAATCAATTCCCACAATTGCCTACGCTCAACACTAAACAAACCAAATAAAATCGAATCAAGGGGGCATAATAAAATGAAAATAACAATTGAAAATAACATAGAATCAAATAAATATAAATATTGTCTAATTTGGCAAGGCAACGGGACAATAGAAGATCCGGAATATTGTGTAGCTAACTTTAGCAATAAAAAACATGCTATTAAAATATTAAATTTTTTGGTTTGGTATCAAAAAAGATTTGGTGATTTTGATAACATTAACGATTGCGCTGTAAGATTAGCTAACGCTTGTAGTCAATCAAAAATAAGCTATGTATAAGGTGATGAAAATGAAATATACAGGCGTGCGTACGATCCTGCTCATCATCATCGCTTGAGCATGGGGGCGTAAAAACCCCACTAACTTAGTTAACAAGGGGGACATATGTCCCCTTTTTTGTGCATGCAATCTTTAGCAGTCATACCCTGCTCAACCTACCAAATTAACGCTGTAGCACTATCTTTATTGAACGAAAGAGAAAAAGTAATACTAAGACCTAGGTTTAAAATTATCGGGGCTTAAATCAATTATTTTTATGTCAACACACAGGCAATTAGATCAGGCAGGATAGTCACGACTTAAAATTATACTTTATGGGGCTACAGTCTGCGGTCTGCTTGAGTTAAATAAGCTTGTTGTGTAGGTTTAAAAATGGTTTGTACAAAATAGGCATATTGGCAATTTGATGGCAAAGTCCAGCAGTTCTGTGGTTCAGTTGTATTTGTTAAGTTATATTATTATTATTAAAATAAATAAATATATATATTCTAGAGATCTAAAAAAAGTACTGTTCTCTTTTTGTTCTCCTTTTACACTTCTCTTTTTTTCAATCTAAATATAAGAACTCTCTCAGAACTTAAATAATTTTTTAAATCTCGCTATACGCTTCTCCACACCATGCATAAACTCTACAATCTCACAAGCAATAGACAATTGTCCTAATTTGTACAAGCTAAATCTCAACGCACATACAAACCCCTTTTTTTCAATCACGCATACAGTACGGCAATACCTGCAGAGCTTGTTAGGCGATTTAATTATTTTTTTCAGCAGCAAAACCTCTACAACCCGCATGAAACCTGGATTGTTACTTTGTAGTGTCAGTTAATTTTATTTTTTATGGCGATTACACGTTGACATTGGTATTTAAAACTATTATGCTTTAGCCATACATTAACTATTTGACTTATTATTTAGTTCTGATATATTACCAACTCCGTAACACACATTATATATAACTTATGACTAAAAAAACTATATCAGTAGCTATATCTCGCAAGGCTTATGCTATATTAAAAGACAAAGCTCACCATGAAAGGCGGAGTGTTAATATATGGCTTGACTATTATTTAGAAAAAACATTCCCTATGGAATGGCGTCAAACTCAGGACAATATTGCTGTAAAAGACTCAAAACTACAAGCAGTTTTAAAAGATTGGGAAGATTAAAACTTAATTTCAACAGAGCTGGGTAACACCAGCTCAAGGATAAAAAGATGAGCGAATTTAAAATACCGAGGGACGCACTACTCACTACATGCGTGGTGGCAGGGGTAGACATGGACGTAATTTACACATACGAACCACCTGATTATATAGGTGCTTTAGTACACGGACACCGTGGTCTGGTAGAGATATATGCTGTTATACACAGCGGAGTTGATCTTATCTTGGTTTTAAACGAGGAAACAATAGGAGAGATAGAAAAGCAATTGTTGGAGCAACACGAAGAGATGCACGAAGACCGAGACCTTTATTAAACGCAAACCGAACGCATACAACCTAATTGGAGAGACACAATGACCCCAAAAGATAAAAGGGACTACCTGAACCTATTGCTCAATGCGATAGTACGTCACGATGAAGACTTTTTCTATACGCATACGGGAGCTATTTGTTGGGAGGTAGAAACAAATAAGACCGTGTATTGCACACCAGCATGGGAGTATGTAGAAAATGATAGCCTCGAACTGCCTGACGATGGCGAGATTGGTATTACATTCGACTGGATAGAAGACGATAGGGACAGGAATGTATTTATCGGATTTTACACCAGCTACGACAACCTTGAGTCAGATTTAGCTGACTATATGTATATTTTAAACTATTGGAGAGAGGAGTATTTAAAATGAATGAACGCACATGGGAAGAGATAAACAAGGACATTGAGGTATGGGATCAACGTCAACACCGACTTCGTGTTGAACAAGCTAAAGAGCTATATAAAGAAGGTTTGGAAGTTTTCCGTAAATACCTAGCTGGAGAAATAAAATGAGCAAACTAGAAGAGTTAAAAGAAAGAGCAAAGCAAATAAGATCGAGCCGAAGCCATTGGGCATCGAGTCAGGATGGTAGTTATGAAATGGCATTAAACGAGTCTGGATATTACAGACTATTGAAAGAGATAGAAGACTTAGAAAAAGAAATCAACGGAGAGAAACAATGAAATACGAAGTGCAAACTAATTTTGGAAACGATAATTGGGAAAACGTGTGGCATGACGACACCACAACCCTAACTTATTTTGACACAGTAGAGGAAGCCCTACAGGAGATAGACGATCTTATTGAAGAGATGGAATTGCAGGGGATGGACTACGATATAGAAGACTACAGGATCATGCCTGTGGCTGAACTAAAAGATTTAATTTAGGGGACTACGATGATCTTAACAACGACAAAAAATAACGCACACAGAGTATTACTCGATGTCGCAGGTGGAGGATATACAGTACAGCAAACCGCCAAAGCTATGGAAGCATACAGAGAACTCCTCGCCAAGGGCGAGGTTAAAATTAAGAAAACCATAATAAAACTGGAGCAAGACAATGGCACTAACTAAATGGAAGTACACGAAATTCTCAAGAGCTAAATTCGAGGAGGTAGTATGTAGACATTATAAGAATGTAAAAAGGGACTTGAGAAAAGAGGGGGATATTAACTTATCTTTATATTATTCACACGACAGGCACATTGCTACATGGCATAAAAAAGGTGCATGGATGGAGGTAATACAATGAGCGATACAAACCGATACTACCTAGTAAACATCATAGATGATTACTATGCCATGGAGTTCAGAACTAGCGTGCTTGTGCGGGCAACAGATAAAACGATTGACCTAAAGGTCGGAGAGATATGCTCAAAATGGTACAGCGAATATGAGCCTGTGCTTGAATGTGAAGACGCAGAAGGATTATATGAGCAAGCAAATGGATGTGTAACTTACACCGATGGTATTAAAGAGATTAGCGAAACAACTTACAACGAATTAATGAACTTCTTAGGAGCATACTAATGGACACTAAAAACTTATTAGCAACAATTACACTCACAGCTCTTTTTACTTTCAGCTTAGGCTATGTAACAGGACAACAAAACGACAATTCGAAGTTCACTATACACAAGACACGCTCAGGTATGTTCATCGTAGATGACACAGCTCAAAGCAAAGGCAAAATGGAGTCCAAAATATACGAAGTGCTAGAGCTACCGACCAACCGAAAGAGCTTTCAAGAAGGAGATATATCACAATGAGAATCTTAGTAGGGTGTGAAGAGTCACAAACAGTAACGAAAGCATTCCAAGCATTAGGTCATGAAACATATAGTTGTGACATTGTACCGTGTTCAGGAGGGCATCCCGAATGGCATATCAGAGGGGATGTATTTGATGCGATAGATGAGGGCGGTTGGGACATGGGTATTTTCTTTCCTCCTTGTACATACCTCACCGTGACGGGCAACAAGTGGTTTAAAGATCAACCGCCAAGAAAGTCTGGTGCTTTAGTTGGACAGGCTCGAAGAGATGCTAGAGAAGATGCGATCTTTTTCTTTATGCGATTGATGACCTGTAATATACCTAAGATTGCCATAGAGAATCCGATTGGTATTATGACATCAAGATATAGAAAACCCGATCAGGTGTTACAGCCTTGGATGTTTGGACATAATGAACAGAAAGCAACATGCCTGTGGTTAAAGAACTTACCGACCTTAACACCGACAGACATAGTAGAGGGGAGAGAACAAAAGCTACACTTACTACCGCCGTCTAAAGACAGAGCAAAGCTAAGATCAAAAACATATCAAGGCATAGCATCAGCTATGGCACAACAATGGGGATCACAATGAACTGGAAAAAAGAAATAGAAGACGAAGTGCGATCACTAGGCGAGGATATAGCCTCACTTGCAACAACATTAACGGAAGCAGAGATGTTACAAGAGTTTGATGGGGATAGCTACGGACTACCAAACGGCAAACCATTCACAGCATGGACAACTAATTATGTGTACTTTCCTGCTGCTTATGATGGAGCGGAATGGGTTGAGAGCGTACCTCGTGATCCATGTATGAAAAAGACAGCACATGTAGGGGGTTAAGATGACACCACAAGAATTAATGACAGCCTTCCCACACTATACGTTCGTAGTACACGAAAAAAAGAAAGGAGAACCGCTAGAACATGGGGTTATTCCAATGAGCGTATATATAAGGTATGAGATTGAAAAAGATATGCTGTATATCGACTCACGTTTTATAACGCAAGAGTACCTGGGCGAAGAAGCAGTCATATGGAAGAAGACCTCAGCATACTGTGGAACGCTTTTGAAACGCATAGAGGCAGGGACAGGACGCAGGACTAAACCGATCTATTGCCTAGCATTTGACTTGACGTATGGAGAGCAAAAAGAAGATGTAACCTCACGTATACGCAAAAGAAAAGGTAGACCATTACAGGTAGCCAACACAGCCAAATTGACCGCTAGAGCTAAAGAAGTAGCACCGAGATTAAAGAGTTTAAACACACGACTAATGGAGTGGCAAAAAGAATACGAACATCTACCCATATGGAGTGATCTATCTGAAGCAATAAAAGAGGCTAAGAAGTTCTATGAAGACAGCTACGATATGCTCAGTATGGGAAAACGTAAACGGGTAATGCCTGATCCAAGTCCGATCAAGACTATTAAGAAAGAGATCATATTACCGAAGCACAAGATACTATGCAAAGGACTCGATGAACTCATATCACGCGATACGGACGCAATATTTAAAAACATAAGGGAGTTTAGAACAGATGAAAAAGGGGTGACTACACTATACGAAAAGGAATTCAGACCGATACTGCCTAGAGAAGAGTGGATCGCAAGATACGAACAGGGGACAACCTTGGACGGGAAGACAGTATACAAGCACTTGTATGTATTGGTAAGTGTATTAAAATCAGGGGCTTATGAGAATGAGGACATCAAAGACTATAAGAGGGATGTTCGCTTTGTGCAGATGTGTCAAAAGCAAGTTGGAAAAGCAGCACACCGCTGTGCATTATTTGACTTAACAAAAAAGCTTGACAATGAAATCATTAACGACTAATCTGTTAAACACGTTGGGACTATCCAAACTGATATTAATACTGCTGTTAACCCCCATCGATACGATGGCAAGAGATAAGTTTACGGCTAAAGCTCCGATAAGTAAACATTGCTTACAACTCGGAAGACAATACCGCCATGCGGTAAAAACTAATAACCCCATCCGCCACTTACTGGCGGAGAAACTTTGGAAGGAGTGTGGAGTATAACAAAAACAAAGCGAAGCAAAGCGCAGCGTACCACAGCAAAGCCAAGCGGAGCCAAGCAGAGCGAAGCACAGGCTACAAAGTAGCGTATTAGTAATTCTAAGAGTTATTAATGCGGTATTCGTACCACAAAGCGAAGCATAGCCCAGCGAAGCAAAGCAGAGCAAAGCACAGGCTACAAAGTAGCGTATTAGTAATTCTAAGAGTTATTAGTGCGGTATTCGTACCATATAGCGCAGCGCAGCGTACCACAGCAAAGCCAAGCGGAGCCAAGCAGAGCGAAGCACAGGCTACAAAGTAGCGTATTAGTAATTCTAAGAGTTATTAATGCGGTATTCGTACCACGCAGCGAAGCCGAGCGGAGCATAGTAAAGCATAGCGAAGCACAGCTTAGTCTAGCAAAGCGCAGCAAAGGCTACAAAGTAGCGTATTAGTAATTCATGTAGTTATTAATGCGGTATTCGTACCACAGAGCATAGCAGAGCGAAGCCTAGCGCAGTTTAGCCGAGCGGAGCAAAGCAAAGCCCCATAAGGGGATAACATTAACCATAACAGAGAAATAAAATGAAAAAGATTACAGTTAAATTAACAGGCACATCACCAATCTTATTATCAGCAGACAGACTTGCAGATCCTTTAGACGAAGCAACGATTGCCCACAAAGAACTTACATCTAAACGTAAGAAAACAGAAGACGATCACTATGCTATAGCTAAATCACAATGGCGTGGTTTGTTGTACTGGGATGATAAATTAAATGTTGTGTTACCTACACAAAACATAAGGGCTGCGATTGTTAATGGTGGCAAGCTAAACAAATTAGGTATGCAGATTAAACGTGGAACAATGATGGAGAATGAACTATCTCCTTTAGAATACGGTAAGAAGTTAACTATAGAACAGTTATGGGAGCAACGCTATTTAGATAGACGTAGCGTAGTGGTATCACAAGCAAGAGTTATATGTTACCGCCCTAAATTTGTTTCCTGGAATACTACCTTCAGTTTATTATATGATGAGAATGTATTAGATGTTAACCAGTTGAAACAGTCTATAGATAATGCAGGGATGTTCGTAGGTATCGGTGGATTTAGACCTGAAAAAGGTGGTACATTTGGTAGATTCACAGCGGAGATATTAGCATGATAACTGACAACAATACATACATAGAAGAAGTAGATAAACCTCATTTAAAAGTAGCTAATGACATTGCACTCATGTTTGACTATGGTGATGTTGTAACAAACGAATGGTTAGCGGACAACTTTAAACTTAAATTGCCTACTTATGGGTCTAAAAAACAATTTGAAGCTTATGCTTTTGAGTTCCTAGGTATGCTGGAAGGCGTGAAGAAAAGTCTTTTAGAAGATCATAAGATGTACCTTACTAATGTAAGAGGTAAAGGCTACCTTATAGTGCTACCCAACAGACAATCAGATGTTGCGGTAGAGAAGTTAAAAAAGTCTTTATCTTCTGAAATTAATAAAGCCTTCCGAGCAATAACTAATGTGAACGAAGCTCTATTAACTAACGAAGACATACTGAAGAAAGATTTAAATCATGGGCGAGTAGCTGCCATCGCAGCCTTTAGCCGACACAAATAATATTACGCAGTGCCCTACTCTCCAAGGAAATATCGCAACAAGGATGTTAAAGGCTACGCTGACGGCTTGAAGTACTATTGATGCCACCTCTATATTAACTGCTAATCATCTTGAGTATAGAGGATAGGTAAAAGGTAAGGGCTAATGTAAGTACCATAATCAATAGGTCAGCATTCAATTAATTATTGGAGGACTTATGACAACAGAAGAACAGATAAAGAAAGCTCTAAGAAATAAAGAGTATAGAGAAAAGAATAAAGAAGCCCTACGCCTTAAACGTGTAGCTAAATTTGAGGCTAACGAAGAAAAACATAGATCAGAAAAGTTAGCTTGGTACTACAAGAATAAAGAAAAACAACTCCAGGAAGAAGATGCCAGCCCAATGATGACCTTGAAGTCCGTTGCTAGACTAATAGGTGTAAGAGAAAATGTAGCACAAAAGATAAGTAAGACCGAGTCTTATAAGATGCCTAAGCCAAAGATGGCTATGTGCGATGGTAGTAACTTATACTGCCGAATAGAAATTGAGGAATGGATGCCATTCATACGGGAGGTAGTCGCCTTCTATTCAACAAAAAGAAAACTAATCAAACTCACAGGGGCTGCGGTTCACATTGTGAACTTCATGCAAAATAATAAAGCAGTCATATCTCATTGTGAGGACGAAAGAACAAGATTGAGGGAACTATGGGTCGAGACGTTGACTACGCACTAATATTACAAGTTTTATATAGTAAGGGTTATAGCCTAGCAAGCATAGCAAAAACAACAGGCGCAGCGGTAAGTACATTATCAGCAGTAAAACAAGAATATAAAGCAGTACCTGCTGGATGGCACGATGGATGGGAGGGTATGGCGATGCAAGAGTATTATAAAAAGGCTGTAGGTGAGAGCCCACCACTAATTGGGGACTACATTGAGTTAGGAGAATATGAATGAAATTACAGCAAATGAAATACCCACTACCAACTAACAATGCACGGTGTATGGGTACAGACTGCAACCAAAAGAACGTATGCCAGAGATACCTGACCATTGAAATAGATACACAGAATTATATATGGCACATGGACGTTAAGAAAGAAATAGATGATGACGAAGTGTGTAATTTTTTTATTGAATTTGGAGGAATGTGATGATGTTGCAAAAACTTATACTTACAAGTTTGTTACTTAACTTTGTTTTTGGAATAGGTGGGGTGGTATGTCTGGGTACGAAGTATCACAAATTAGAAAAACTGTGTTGGTTTTTACTAGGTTTAAACGGTGTTTTTATTTTGGTGGCGGTGTTAATTAAGGTGTGGGGTGTGTGATGAATGATGAAGTAGTAATAAACCTATTTAAGAAAGTAGCAAGGATCCTAGAGGACGACAAGCAATACGAATGGTTAGCTGATGAGGTCAAAGATTACTTAAATGAGATATATGTTAATAAAGCATTTGAACCTGAGCAAGAGCCTGTGGCTTGGATGTGGAAAAAACACACGGCGGGAGGGTGGTTAGATGTTGTTAGTATAGATAAACCTACTGCTAATGCACATCAAATAAACATTAGACCCCTCTACTACACAGCACCGCAAAAACGTGATCCTTTAACCGATGAAAATGTATGCGCGATATTATTAAAGAAAGAATGGAAAGGTTTTGTTGATCTGGTTCGTATTATAGAAAAAGAACATGGCATTGGAGTTGGGGAATGAGTAAAGAAAGAGAGTT